GTTAGTTGTATCATACATTGTGAGTGCCTTACTCCTAAATCAGGGAACTCTTTTACCATTGAGTCATCTGCTATGCATCTTTGCAGAAACTCTATTGGTAGTTCTTTAGGTAGCGGAGTTATTGTAGGCATCTTTTACTTTCTTGAAGTGGTCTAAAAATTCGTCTTCGGTTATTTCTTCTAAACACATCAGTCCATTTGCATCGGTGAAGTATTCGATGAGGTGGTGTCCGTCTTTTCGTATCCTCTCCGATATTCCGTGAGCATACTCAATCAGGTCTCTTCCGTAGTCTAAAAGATAGTATCTCATTTGTATTCTGCGTAGACCTTTTTCATTTTGTCAATAATCTCCATCCAACAAGTTGCACAAGAAGTAGGCTCTCTGCTGATTCCAAAGATACGGTTGTAAATCTTTAAGATTGCGTCTTGCTCGCTTGGTTTCAAAGTGTCCTTGTACAAAACATTTGTTTCGCTTAAATAGTTGTATTCGTCTTCGAGTAGACACTTTGGGTTGCGGTAAGGAAATAACTCATTGAGCTTCTTCTTACGTTCTTCGCATCCACAGTCTTCTCCTGCTACAAATTCTACTAACTTTTTGATTCCTGTGGCTTCCGTGATTTGTTCGATTGTATCACCTAAACCTGTTGCTTTTCTTTTTGCCATAATTATATTAATTCAAATTCTTCGTTTAAAAAGTCGGTATAATCATCGCCTACCGATTGACGTATTTTTTCTTTGCAGGATTTTATAGTTAGGAAAATAGACTTTAAACTGATACCTGTTTCATCTGCTATTTGACGCATTGGTTTTCTTTCGTCTTTGTATATCTTCCACAACTTTTGGTCGTACCAGTTCCAACTTTTAATCTCCCATTCTATTCTCTCGTAGATTCTTTCTAATGATTCGTGTTTTGCTATGACTGGTTCTTCATAAGATAAATCATAAACATCGTTTAAATCTAACCTATCCATCTTCTGCTTTCTGATGTGGTCAATGTAAACACTTCGCAACGTCAACCACATATGCCCTCTATTAATATCATCTCCTACAATCTTGTCTATATGATTTAAACGTAATATGCGGAGGTATGTTTCCTGTACGATGTCTTCAGCAAGAAACTCGTCACCAAATGTGCGGACTACTGATAGCCATTCTTTGTGGTGTTTTGCTAATGTAGTAATCTTGTCCATTGGTTAAATTCTAAACAAATATAAGACTATATTTTAATCAAACAAGTTGCACGCAAAAAAAGCCACCTGTTAAAGTGGCTCTAATCCGTTTAAATATACCTCTCGGCTAACGTAGTTATCTAACTTGTGAAGTGTTGACAAGGTTACGTCTTTGCCTTTGAGGAAGTTGTTTACTTGGAAGTGATGCATCTTGTATCCTAATAACTTAATGTCCTCTACGATTTGGTTTCGTGTTCGGGTAAGTAGGAGTTTGTGTATCTGCTTCCGTAGGTCTTCGTCATTGATGTACATATCAGAATGGTAGGTCATCGTCAATACTATCTCCAATTGGCGCACGTTCAACTGGTGCTACATACGGCTCGCTAAATGCAGCGGAGAAGAAACTTCCGTTTTTGCCTTGCTTTACCCATAGAGCTACTTCCATCTCTTTGCCGTTTACGTTTACCTTTCCTTTGTAGTCGGGTTGTTTGTCGCTCGTCTTTTTGTCGTTCTTAAAGATTGCTCCTGTGTTTGTTTTGTTTTCCATTATAAATTATAAATTAAATTGATTACTAAAATAATTGCTACTGCCGTTACAAGTAGCATTGTGCAGATTGCTGCGAGGTATTCTTTTTCAGGACTCATAGGTTTAAATTATCTTCGTTTATTAATTCGCGCAGTTTATCTCTCCAATAGTCGGTTACTTCCATTTCTGCTTCAGTTGCCTCTCGGTTTTTGATGTATCCGTGTTTAACTACCGAGCGCATTTCTTGGTCAAGTTCGTGACAAATGTCTTTCCATTTCCACGCATTAATTGCGTCTTGTAGCTCATCCCTTTCATCGTGGTCAAAGTGTAGTGTTGCTTTCATTGTCTTGTTGTTTAGTTTAAAAAAAGCCTTTTTTCTCGGAAGGCTAACCTATCTCCCTACGTTGAGAACCGCAGCCAATGCACGGCAGTCTACGTTCAACTCGTCAGTTGCATCTCTCGTTTACATTTCGTGTTTAGATATGTGGCAATTTTTACCCCTTATCCTTTTCCATATTGCTCAACTGAATTAACGCGGCTTTTTGGTTCTTTTTGTATTCGTCTTTTAGTCGCTCGCAGTACAAAGCTGCATCTAACATCTCCTCCTGTAAGTGCGTAACCCAGTCAATGAAGTCTAAATCAGTTCGTGTTAGCATAGTGCCGTACTTCTCTATTCCTCGTTGTGAGCGGTCATAAAACTTGGTCATCACTTTTAGGACAATCGGGTCTTCTACTAATAGTTTCAGGTTCATAGGAATTTCATTAAGGTGTCGTAATACAATCTGCAATCTTCTATACGGTCTTTGATTTGTTCAATGACTGCTTCGTCTTTTTGTACGTAGAATACTTTTACTCTGCGGTTCTTTGGGATTTGGCTAAATTCGTGTTTGCGTAGAATCTCCTCACGCAAGTCGTAGTCCTCTTCAATCTTGTGCAGTTTCCAATGCGCTCTGCGGATTTCGTCCTCTACCATTTCGATAGGTGTATCAACAAGGCAGTAACAAAGCATTGACTGCTGCTTGCCAGTTAGCCACATATAACCCTGTAGCTGATAGAAGTAGTCTTTGTTAGGGATTTCGGTATCAAAAAACGGAAAGGTAGTAGCATCCCAACTTGATTTAACGTCAAGCAAGACATCCTCCGTGTTTACGTCAGGTGTTCCCTTTATCCAATCGTTCTCAAAATACTGCTCGTTCTTGTAGATAAAGTTTACGTCTAACACATCATTTACAAGTGAGATAGATAAATCCTCAACTGCGTTACCTTTGTCCGTGTAACGGCTTGAAAACTCCTTACGGATGCCGTATTTCTCTTGCAGTACGAGTTCATGAATGTAAGTCTTTGCCGTTTGGGATAGTAGTTCGCTTTTAGAGCGTGGACTTGCCATGATTTTACCTATGGCAGAACATCTTATTTTTAACTCTTTCATTAGTAAATCCATTTTAAAAATCTGCGAATTAGTCCAAGCTCTTGTTTATCCGTGTTTTGGTTGTTTTGATAAATTAATGTTGGTTGAGAATTAATTTGATTTTTCTTTAAAATACTATCTAAATATTTTGCATTTAATAATATAATTTCTCGACCTCTATCATTTTTTGTAAATGTAATTTCTTTGCTATTATTTTTTCGCAAACTTCTTACAATTGACCGAATAGTACTTTCTGACTTTCCGTATATTTTTTTTGCATTTGCAATTGTAAACCATTCAAATTCATTATAATTATCTAATTTAATTTTATCAATAGTATCAGTAAATGGGATTTTAGATTGAACTACAACATTTGTATTATTTGGCACAAACTCATTTCTAAATTTATTTATTAATTGAATGCTTGCTGGTATTTTATCATTCCATTTATAATATCCTTTTGAATTTTTATAAACTATTTTATTTCGATTTAAAAATACACCCCATTGAGTTGTAACTCTATATCTACTAATAATTTTTTTTAATGATTTAGTATTGGTATGATTTAATTCATATTGCAAATCTTCTAAAAATCGCAAATATTTTAAAGTTACTCTACCTGTGTTTTTTGTTTTCATAGCGTATTAAATTAAAAAATTAGTAATTAAAATTCACAATGCGTTGAGCATATCAATTTGACCTTCAGTTAATGCAAAGGATGATTCAAGTTTTTCTCGTGTGAACTCACCTTTGGCGATGGCTTGTACTGCTGCACTGAATCGCTTTTGGTCAATCGCAGGTAGTTTCTTATCGGTCTTTACTTGCTCACCTGATGCATCCGTGTCTTTGTCTGTTACTAAACCAAGTGCAGAACTTAATGCATAGCGGCGGTAGTACGTTACACCTGAACCAAAGCCTTGATAGTCATTCATACCCTTGAGCTGAACGTAAGGAATCATACAAACCGATTCCATAAACTCACCGCTTTCGTGGAAGATAACCGTTTTTAGGCAGTTTTGCCCTTCTTGGTTTGTAAGTTGTTGGGTAAATCCGAGTCCGTGTTTCTTTAGGATAGGATTGATTACCTCAAAAATCTTGGGTAAATCTGCGTAAGAATACCCATAGCCTTGTGTGGCTTTGTGAATTACTGGCACTTCCTGCTGAAATGCTGCCAAACTTT